ATGGCTATTTCAGATAGTTATCTAAAGTCGTGTCTTGGGCGCGAGCGAGACAAGGTTGAAGAAAAAGCAGACAGGGATGGACTCTGGGTCCGCATTTCCCTGAAAGGGGCGGTAACGTTTTTCTACCGGTTCCGGTTTCTTGGAAAGCAGGACAAGATGACGATCGGCAGTTACCCTGAGTTCAGCCTCAAGGCTGCCCGCGATGAAGTGGCGAAATGGGCCGCTATTCTTGCCAGGGGAGAAAACCCCCGCATCAGGCAGAGCCTCGATAAAGCGAAGATTAACAGCCAGTACACCTTCGAAGAGTTGTTCCGGGAATGGTATTCCATGGTCTGCATCCAGAAAGAAACCGCAGGGCAGATCCTGCGCACGTTTGAGCTTCACGTTTTCCCTAAAATCGGCAAGTACCCGGCGCACCAGTTGACGCTACATAACTGGCTCACCGTTCTTGATCGTCTTGCTCAGGGGTATTCGGAGATAACCCGCCGGGTCATCAGTAATGGCCGCCAGTGCTATTCCTGGGCGGTAAAACGCCAACTTCTGGAAGTAAACCCGCTTTCTGAAATGTCCGGCCATGACTTCGGCATCAAAAAGCAAATGGGAGAGCGCACGCTGGACCGGAAAGAGCTGGCGCTGGTCTGGCGAGCCATTGAAGATTCGCGACTGATTGAGCGAAACAAGTTCCTCTATAAACTGTCGCTGTTCTGGGCGTGCAGGGTGGGCGAGTTACGCCAGGCGGAAATATCCCATTTCGACTTTGAAGAGGGCATCTGGACGATTCCTTGGGAAAACCATAAAACGGGCCGCAACACTAAAAAGCCACTGGTGCGCCCCATCATCCCGGAGGTTGTCCCGTTAATCAGGCGCGCTATTGAACTGGCGCCGGGGCAGTATGTTTTTTCTCGTTTCGCCGATAAGCCGATGAGCGAAGGCTTTCACATGAGCATCAGTAGCAACCTGGTAAAGTTCATGCTGAAAGCCTATAACCAGCAGGTCCCGCATTTTACAATTCACGATCTGCGCCGGACTGCGCGCACAAATTTTTCTGAGCTGACCGAACCGCATATTGCCGAAATAATGCTGGGCCATAAATTGCCCGGTGTCTGGTCGGTATACGACAAGCACACCTATATTGATGAGATGAGGGTTGCATACGGTAAGTGGTGGGCCCGACTGATGAGCATCATCGAGCCCGACGTTCTGGAGTTCACGCCGCGTCAGACCGGATAATCCGGCCTTTACTGTCACGGGCAACATTCAGGTGTGACATGGGCCGGCGAGTCTGCCTGGACATTTCCCTGATTTGCCAGGCGGTAACTTTAGACGTTAGGTACCTGTTGGATCCGCCCATATATGAGCAATCAGGATCCGGGAATGGATTGCTGCCTGCCGGGCGTTTCCGGTAGCGCTCCAGAGTGCGTGACGAAATACCCAGGTGATCGCAAATCTCCCTGGTGCTCATCCATTCAAATTTTTCGCTATGTTTTTTGCTCATCTTCACACCTATGGCCCCAACCGGGGCCAGTCAATTCAACGTTGATGCTTGCCGCGTTTTTCTGCGTCAGCCTGGCAACTCGCACACATCCGGCAGCCTGGCATAGCCCGGCGCCGCGCCTCTTCAATCGCATCACCGCATTCGTCACAGTGAGTCGCTGATACCGCGTTGCGGTCTATGCGGTGCGCCTGAATGGCAGCCTGTCGCTGGAGTTCTTCAAGCTCGCAGGCGGCGTCGATAGTGTCTGGTCTCATGCTGCGTGCTCCTGTTTCTGCTGTGCTGCCGGGTTAATCCAGAGGCATTCGGTACGGACTTTGGTGCCTCGCCCAGCGCTGATACGCGATTCCTTTTCTGACTTAACCCAGCCGTTCAGCATGTCGTTATAAACCTCATGGTCGTAACCGCTGATCATCACCATGCCCTGCATCGTTCTGGCCACAGCTAGAAGTTGCTCATGACCGTGAACTGTCATTTCGTGGTTGTAATACCGATTTCCCTGAACACGAGTCTCCGGCACATACGGCGGATCTATGTAATGCAGAGTGTTTTCAGCGTCGTGAGCACGCATTACTTCCAGAGCGTCTTTGTTCTCAATAATGACGCCCTGCAGGCGCTGGCAGATGACAGCAAGGTTTGAAGGGTAACGCTCCCACAGATGTGCAGCTGTAGCGTATTTGCGCTTGCTGTCGCTACGGAAACCCGATGTGCCGCCGATACCAGCAGCTGAACCAAATCCCATACATGAGCGAACAACCATGCGGCGCGCTCGCTCTACCGGATCAGAAGTGGCTTCGCGAGCTTCGCAAAACTCATCACGGGAATAAGGCGTGAGAGAGCATGCGTCCTGTAGGCGCTGATTCATTTCTGGGTCACGCAGAACACGGAAAAGATTCACAACCTCCCCATCAAGGTCGTTGTAAACCTCGGCATAGCTGCGCGGCTTTTGAAGTAGCACCCCAGCAGCGCCTCCGAACGGCTCCACATAGCAGACGTGCTCAGGCATCTGCTCAATAATCCAGGGTGCCAGGCGGAACTTGCCGCCGTGGTAACGGATTGCTGGATGCTTGATTTTTTCCATGTTCACGCCGCACCCCCTTCATTCTTCTCCGCTTCAATAACAAGCTGTTCCAGTTTGTTGTGCACTCTGGCTACCAAAGCCTGAAATTCTTCTTCCGTTGCTACGGGAATCGGCACAAAACAAATCCCGATTTGCGCCAGGCTATTTGCCATCTCAAGCGATTTTCTCAAGTCAGCAGGTGATGCTCTGTTCATGATTCCACTCCATACCGACCATTAAGCCGGCCAGTTTTGACTACGAACTCCAGGAGGCTGACGCCCAGCGGCGCAATCTGCTGGTGGTGTTTTTTGATGATTGGTTTCACCGTCGCATCCCATTGAGGCTTTGGCTTTTTGCTCATCGCCTTTTTGATTTCCTCGGTGCAACGGCGGCACTGTGCGCGTACCACATTTTCCTGCTCTGCTGGCGTCATGGTTAAACTCCCAGGGTAGCTATGATGTCGGAAGCCGCTAAGCGCGTACCCGGCTTGCTGGACATGGCACGCCGCGCGCTGACGTGGTGAATTTTCAAACCTTGCCGTTCGTAAAGTTCGATGACATTCGGTGCCGATGAATTGCTGATCACCACTTTCGCGCCGCGCTGGTGGGCCGCCACGCAGCATTCAGCCAGCGCCATCTGATCAGCCCATGAAAACCCGGCACCGGAATAGCTGGTAAACCCATCGGTTCCCGGCAGTGGCTCGTAGGGCGGGTCGCAGTAAACAACATCACCATCGCCAGCCAGAGAAAGCGTCTGCCTGTAACCGGCGGTCATGAATACGCATTTGTGCGAACGGACTTTGAATGCCTTAACCTCTTCGGCGGGAAAGTAGGGCGCGGCATAACTCCCGTAGCCAACGTTGAATTGATTGCTGCGGTTGTAGCGCATCAGCCCGTTAAAACAGTGACGGTTCAGGTACAGGAACGCTGCTGCGCGTTCAGGTGCGCTGAGGCGCTGGCTGTTAAAGTCTTCGCGCAGTTCCATGTAGGCATCTTCATTGGCCGCGCGCTTAAACAACTCCTGAGCAAACGACAGGACGCGGATATGGTCGACGTCGAGCATGGTGTACAGGTTGATCAGGTCCGGGTTGACGTCGGCCAGCAGGAAGCGCTCATGCTTTTCTGAGTTGAGAAACACAGAGCCACCTCCGACGAACGGCTCAATCAGTCGGTTGCCAGCCGGGATATGCTGATCCAATTCCGACAACAGAGAGAACTTACCGCCAGCCCATTTAAGGAATGGGCGCTGCCGGGTGCGCGGCGCGGGTTCTTTTCCTGGCATAGCCGCGGGCGCCTCCTTAACACTGCAAACAGATCCGTAATTCATTGCGTTCTCTCCGGGTCAAACTCAGGCCAGTTATTGCGACGGTAGTTTTCTGCCAGGCGGCGCTGCTGAATGTCGTCCAGTGATCGCCCAGTCATTTCGGCTACGCGGTCATTCGGCAGTAATTCGAGCAGCGCCAGTTCCTGCTGAGTCCATGGCTCATCAGAACGGAATGCCATCGTCGAAGTCCGGTGTCTGGTTTTGCTGACGCATAGCCTGTTGCAGGCGGGAATCAGGAACGGCGTTAGGGTCATTCTGAGGTGAACCCCAGCCACCTGAATTTTGCGTATTAGGTGCACCCCAGCCGCCACGATTTTGATCGTGTGCCCGGCGGTCATCTTTGTCTTTTACGGTGCGTTCCAGGTTAGCAATCGTTTCTGCTGGCGTTTTTTCGCTGTACTCTTTGTAGGTCAGGCGCGTACCTGGCTGGAAGATATGGCGTACTTCAAATTTGTAACTGTCACTGCCATTTGTTTTTGTGGTCAGAACTTTCTGGAGAAAGAACCCGGCGCGCTTACCTTCAAGATCTGGCAAAAACCATTCAGTTCCATCCTGACCGTTGCGTTGTTGTGGGCGTAAATCTTTCACATTGGCTGCCCACATGAGCGCAGCAATGGTGCCCATTCCATAGTTCTGATTACCGTCACGTCCGATAAAATTAATGCGGACGAAGTTTGCTTTTTGTCCATCTGCATCAAGGGAAAGCAGAAGGGTTTGAGATTGCGATCCGTCTTTACCGAATTCATAAATAGCGGAGACGATGTCAGCTTCATATGCGCCAGTTTCAGAAATAACAGCGCCAGAACCGGCTTTTAAGGCAGCTTCTTTTGCTTCCTTAGTCCATGAAAATGCAATAGGTTGATTCATCATTTTGGGCCTCGTTATAAGTCAGAGAATTCAGTTATGGCGGCATCAAATTTCGCCAGGTCGTTATCCATTTCCGTAATGCCATTACCGATAAGATCTGGCGGGCATTTGACGGTGTCGTTGTCATCGCCCTTCAACAGGAACAGATGACGGCCATCGCGCTTGATGATTCGAAGCACAATCGGGAAGTAACCTTCCGGGGTAAGCTTTTCATTCAGCATCTTGCCGACTGTTTTCATGCGCACTTTCCCTTCGCTGTCTTCGGTATGAGCGAGGAAATAAACGCGGAAGTCGTCAGGTAGCTGAGTAGCGGCCTCAATAATTCGCCAGGCGTGCTCTGCCATTTCAGTAAATTTGGTGTACCCGATCTCATATGCCCGGTTCATGTTTTCGTGCTGCATGACTGCCTGAAAATCGTCGATGATGAGCATCCGACGACCGCTGTTAGCCATGTTTTGAATAACGCTGAACAGGTGGCGCCCGTCGCGAATATCAATGACGTTCCCGCGCTGCACAGAGTTATCCGGCAGTCTTTTCCCGTGCAGTTTCCAGCCACCATTATTTTTAAATGGCAGTGCCTTACGGATGCAGCGGGCAAGGATGGCGTTTTCCGGGTTAACGTTGCGCAAGCTGTACGTCTTACCAAAACCGGAATCAGCAAGGATCAGAGTCATCATCGCCATACATCACCCCTGATTCAGCCAGTGATCGACAGTGAAACGCATGTCTTCGTCGAGTTCGGTCCCGCTCATCCAGCGCAGATACCCTTTATCAATGCGCGCCACTTCTTCGAAGGTTTTCCCCTTGTACTTACCGAAGCGCATCATGTGCAGCAGGGAGGGTGAGTCAGAGATTTCTCGCATCTGGCCAATGGTCCATTGCGCATCGCGGCCCATGTACATCAGCAACTCTGCCGTGACATAGCAGTCATACAGGGCGCGGTGCGCATAGAGACCTTCCGGCACCTCTGGTTTCAGCCCCAGGCGATAGCGCAAATACTGGTTGCCGTGCGACTCAAACTCCGGGTAAAGCTTGCGCGCAAGCTTTAACGTACAAATCCAGGGAGCGGTGACCTGTGGAAGTTTGCCTTTGTCGAATGCGGCGTTGTGGGCCACATAGGCATCAGCACCCAGGTATTTCCCGATAACATCTGAGAGAAGCGGCGCGTCTGCTACCATATCTTCGGTGATATGGTGAATAGCCATCGCCGAGAAGCCGATAGGTTCTGCAGGGCGAACCAGATCGCTCATCGGGTTGCAGATAACGCCTTTGACGATATCCACGCTGGAAATTTCCACCACACCGCCCTCAAAGCTTGTCGTTTCAGTGTCGATCACACGCAACATTGTTGAACTCTCCTGTAATTGCGTCGTTAACTGCATCAAATTCGGCGAGCTGGTTTGCGACTCGCTCCAGGTCTTCCGGTTGCAGCCGATACACCAGGCAAAGCATGGCGATCAGCATCATTCCTTCGAGACGGTTTACCATCCGCGTTTCCTCGTCCGGGTTGCCTGCGTCGGGTGCAGAAGGAAAAAACGCTCTGCGCAGCCTTTGTCGTGGCAGAAATGAGCGGTACGGCTTGCCATGGCGGTATGAATGGTGCGGACGTCGCAATCGTCCGGGTGGCGTAACTGGCCGCACTTGTCGCACATCACAGCGTTTAGGTGCTCTGTTGCAGAAGCCAGAAAAATGCTTTCTGCATGACTTCCTGCCACGCCGCGAGAATCGACGTATTCGATCATGTCTTCCGTGCGGCCATCGCTGTAAGTGAACGCGCCACGGCCAGTGAGCTTTACGATTTGCGAACCAAATTTGAGACGAGAACCAACAGGCAAAACTGCCAGTCGTTCAGATGAAATACGCGTTAATGGATTCATGGTTACTCTCCATAAGGCTGTAAAAATACCGGCACCGTAAAAGCTGCCTGTGTTGATAAATTTGGTTTTGCCCGTCAGGGATCAGAACTTCACAACGTCGCCATACGCGGATTTTTTTGCCATGCGGAATTCTTCCGATGCCTCCGCATACATCCCGTAATCACGAATGCCAGCGGCAATCACAGCTTTGTTTCGCGCAGCACGAAGGTTGTTGGCATCAATCCGCGCCTGCTCTATCTGCTGCCAGTAACCGTGATTAACCAGCCAGTCACGATTAACCGTGAAACCTTCACGAGGCGAATCAACTCGGGTGAGACGCCAGAACGACTGATTAGCCATCGGCGTGACTTTGTACTGGTGATTGTTGTGCGTGATGATCATGACGCCTCCCGATTATTGCTTTCAGCATCCTGACGAAATGCCTCACGCATAAATTCTTCGCTGAATTCCATTTCAGGGGCTTGAACAAACGCGATGTAAGCCTCTTCCTGACAATTCGTGCAATAACCTGAACGAATTGCACAACCACAGTTTTCACAATGTTTGGTCATCTCATCCTCTGCCGTTTTCGCCCGGCTGGCGGAGTAGTTAATCATCTGCGCTAATTTTTGGGCTTCGCTGGCGGCGCCAGGCGCTTGTCTTCTGGTTGTCTCGGTGGACTGCAATTCACCGCCGCGAGGCCCGTTGTTTGGATACCAAAACTGACTCGTAAATCAGCTTTGGTAACGCCTCTCGCAAGAGGCTTAAAAAACCAGAACCCCAGAAAACTCGGCGAGGGTTTCACCATGTTCGTCAGTGACGTAGCCGTTAAAGACCAGGTCATGGTTTGTGTAATCAGGCTCAGTGGTTTTTTCGACTGGCTGTTCGTTGGTGTTCATGGTGGGCCTCATCGCTGTTGTTTGGATGAGTTAAATATACAAAATGTATTTTGATAGCGCAATACGCAATGTATACATATTGACGCTGTTGAAGTTAACATTTTGTATTTTAATGAATTGTTTTTTTGATATGGTTTTCTGTTATGCTCAAAAAAACATCAGGAGGTGACTATGGATTACGAAGCGGCAGCGCAAGAACGGTATCAGGAGATGTGTCGTATCGTCGGTGATGTTGTTTTTGCTATGGTTGCAGAGGGGCATGAGACAAAGAGAGTGGCAATTGCTGATGTGCTCAGAACTGAGATAGCTAAGGGGCTGCACAAGTGGGATTTAGACCAGATCCAGGTGATGGAATTGGCGGTGAAGCTGCTGGAGGAGTAGGGGGCATAAAAAAACCCGGCTCGGTGGCCGGGTTTACTTTGATGCAGCTACGGGCAGGTTTACATTATTGTATCCCGCCAGCCGGGTTGTTGAAATGATGAAAGCTCTCGTGTACGGGTAAAGAGTGTTGATAAGAACATCTGTTGTTAATTCTTTATGTGCTTCTGTTTCATCCATATCTCTGTCAAACTTCACGACAGCCATCTGACAGGCATTAAATACAAACTTTTCATTTTTAATGAGTTTTATAGATAGGGCAAGTCTGAAACTGCGTTTGTCTTTGGTGTTGTAATCGACAGCCGTATCTATGGTCATTGAAAAATCGTGGCCATTATTTGTTTTTTCTGTTGTCCGGGTGAGACTGAAAGAGTCCACCCACATACTGGAAACTACAAAACTCATGATATTTCCATTAATGTGTTTTTTCTAAAATGGTAGTTTCAACAGCAAACTCATTAGCCCACGAGCTTGAAAAAGAAACTCTCGCGAAAACAGTTTTTTGAATTCGATTGGAAACAGCAGCCTTTTCACAAAGATCGGCAAAAACAGCAGGGTAAGTTTCGGCTATACGAAGTAACTTATCCATCGATTCGGACTGGATCACATCGTTGTTCTCGTACTTAGTGAAGGCATTAGGTCCGCCGCCAAACACAAGAGCAGCCTCATCTTGTGTTAGCCCAAGCTTGACTCGGATATTGAGAACTTCCTTGCCAGTAAGCAACCCATCCACTTCCTTTTTAAACTCATTCATAGCGCGCTTGTTATATTTAAGCTCTTGCGCACCTGCTTGTTCAACATGGCAGTGATCGCAGGAGTAGTAGACATCTGTAACTTGTTTAACCCTACCCTTGTATGTGATCTCGTCCTGTTCTGCCTTTTTAATCAGATGCCCTTCACCGCAAAGGGGGCAAATGTCTCCATTTTTCATAAAGCCTCCCGATTAGCTATGATGTGTGGTAAGAGACCGTAACAACTACATTTCCAGCGATTCCAATACAAAATTTAACATAGAATTGGCAGTTCATTTCTTTATAAGCAGCTTCTATCCAAGATTTCTCTACCCATGTGTATGAGTCGCATGCTGCCCAAGTATCTGGTGTGCTTAACTCACACCATTCCGACGCGTGAAATTTTCCGCTTGTTACAGCGTGTTTGATAATGTCTTTTAAGTCATCTGCATCTTTAGAGAGGTCTCTAAGGTTTTTTCTGCATTTCCTGGTTCCGATTACCATGGTTGCAGTATCTATAACAGCCAGAATATCGGCATATATCGGACCCCCTTGAATTTTTTGTGGGAGACCAGGAAAACCAGATGAATAACGACTTACAATAGTTACCATTATGGTAAGTTCGCTCCTTCCGTGTCAATGCAGATTGTGCCTATAGTTACCCGTGCTTCCTGTACGTCTGCGGCAGGACTACTACAGCAGTCGCATCTTTGTCTCTACAGCAACACCGATTATCTTGCAGTTGCCATTGATAGCAATCATCGGCCATTGAGGGTTAAGCCCTTTCAGATAGCGCTGACTTCCATCAATAACCAGCTTCTTAAACGTCGCTTCGTTATCATCGACGAGCTTTGCAACAACCAGATTGCCGTTAACGGCTTCTCTACCTGTATCGAACAGCACAAAAGTACCCTCTGGAATGCTTAATCCCATAGGAGCGGTCATTGAGTCGCCTTCAACTTCCAACCAAAACGCATCACCCTGAATGTGAGCATCTGATTCAAGCCACAAATCGATATCTTTCAACGTATATGGTTCGCAGGCTTCGGCCCATGCTCCAGCTTGCACTTTACTGATAACCGGATACTTACTTCCAGGCTCATAAGCCCCTACGTAACCAACATCGCCGCTTAAGGTTTCATCGATGATGGAGCCATCGGCACCAACGGAAAAAGATCGCTTACCCAAAAACCGAAGAATTTTTGCAATCTCCTGAATGCTTGGCTCTCTTCTGGCATTCAACCAATGACTTACTGCGCCTTTGGTTATCCCCAAATGCTCCGCTAGTTGTTCCTGATTAATGCCATCCCTTTTCATAAGGGATTTTGCTAAGTCGTACCATTTCATAGTCATACCCAAATGATACAAGTTGTATATTTTAACGCGAGACACAAAATGTATATTTTGACTTGCGTGTGTTGGATACAATTTGTATATTATGTTCATCTCTTAAGGAGGGCCAATGAACAATCTAAGAAGCATTCGCCAGCGAGTTGGTTTAACGCAGCGCCAAATGGCTAGCGAGCTGGAACTTACTACAGGCGCAATCTGCCATTACGAAAATGGCAGGCGGGGCCTGAGCGTTGATCAGTGCAGAAAAATCGTCGCGGTACTCAACCGACATGGTGCCGGCGTGGGTATCGACGATGTTCTTCCACCAACAGAACACAGCGCCGCCTGACCGGCGGCCCAAAACCAAGAGGAAGTATTACGAATGGAGCACTCAATAGCACGCAAGTTAGAACCGCCGATTCTCAACCCGCTTGAAATCGAAAGCACGTTGCTCAACCGACTGGCCTCGATAGGGCAAAAGAATTACGCCGAGCGCATCGGTGTTAGTGAGTCAGCTATCAGCAAGCGTAAGGCTGACAACCATTTTTCTGAGATGGCCAGGGAGATTTCTGCGCTGGAATTGCAGGTCGTACCGCCGGAAGCGGTGGTTGTCTCACGCGACTATCTGAAATCGGTCGAGACGCTGGCTGATATCGGTTTGCGCGCAGAACGTTGCAGGCCTGGCCCGCTGGGGTGGGACTAATGCAGGAATCAGAAAGGGTGAAGACCGCTGTGCAGCGAACACAAGCGGCCTTCGAAGCGAATTAACTGGATCAATTCACAGGAGTAATTATGCCTAAAGCTAATCGTTTTTACCAGGCTCAAAACCATAAAAACGTCACTCGTGAGCGATTCATCCGTTCGGTTAATCCTGAGGTGGCCGAGAAGATGCGCGTCATCCTGGAAGAGCTGAAACGCAAGGAGAGTAATCGTGAGTAACGTCCTTCGCATATCAGATTTTAGAGGGGCTAAGCAGCCCATGGAGAAGCCGCAGCCAACAGGGCAGGGGTTAGTCTTCCTGCACCGTAAAATACGTGAGTTACCGTTTTACAAGACCGACAGCGAGGCGGTGCATTTGTGGGTTCACCTGATCATGGACGTCAATCCTGAACCAGCGATGGTTGCCACTGAATTTGGTGAATGTCAGGTCGGTCGTGGGCAGACAATTACCGGTCGCCACACCCTGGCTAAGGACACGGGTATTTTGCCTGACCGGGTAAAATACCTGCTCAATAAATTTACCAAAATGGGCATGATCACCACCCTGACGAACAAGAAATTTACGCTGTTAACGGTAACGAAATATGACGATTATCAGCAGTTTTTTGTGCCAACAGAATGCCAACATAGTGCCAACGCAAAACCAGCTACCACGCTGTCTGTAGCAGAGGTTGTGCCAACAGAATGCCAACAGAGTGCCACAAAGAATTTAAATAATAATATCTCTTCTACTAACGTAGAAGAGAGTGCATCAGCATCACAAAAACCTGAACAGAAAAAACCGTCTCTCAGTTGCGAGCAGGTTGTTGAGGTTTACCACCGTGTACTGCCAGAAGCCATAAGAATTCGGGTCGTGACAGACAAGCGCCGTAATCTAATCCGCACCTTCTGGCAGAAAGCCGGGAAGATCACCCGCGAGCTTGATGGCCACGGTTTCACCCTGGCTGACTGGGAATCATATCTGAGCTACATCTCCAGCAACTGCCGCTGGATGCTGGAAAACCGCCCCGATCATCGCACTGGTAAAACGTGGCGCCGCAAGTCGCTTGAATACTTCCTGAATGTGGATGTATACGCGAAAACGCGTGAGGGGGCCTGTGATGACCTCTGAAATCCTGACCATTCCTCACAACCTGGAAGCAGAGCAAAGCGTTATCGGTGGCCTGCTGCTGGACGACGACAACAGCGAAAGAACCCAAAAAGTCCTGTCCATCCTGAAACCGGAGTCGTTTTACATCCGCGCCCACCAGGTGCTGTTTGCCGAAATGCGCCAGATGTACCGCGACAACAAACCGGTAGACGGGCTGACCCTGTTTGACGCACTGGAGAGCAAGGGGCTGACAGAGCAGGTCGGCGGCTTTGCGTACCTGGCTGAAATATCCAAAAACACGCCCAGCGCCGCCAACATCGTCGCCTACGCCATGTCTGTGCGTGAAGCCGCTATGGAACGTTTCGCTATACAGCGTCTCTCGGAGGCAGTGGAAATGCTGTATTCCCGCAACGGCATGACGGCTGCGCAGAAATACGAAGCTATCCAGGCGATATCTTCGCAACTGACAGACCATGCCCGCACCGGTTCACGTCGCGGCGCCCGCCCTCTGATGGACGTCATGGAAGACTGGCTGGACGAACTGGAGGGGCGCTTTGACCCTAACAGCCGATCCCGTGGGCTTTCTACCGGGATCCCCTCACTTGATGCACTGTTGCAGCCAAAAGGGCTTGTACGCGGATCCCTGCTGGTTATTGGTGCTCGCCCGAAGATGGGGAAAGCGCAACCGCTGGACTCTCGCATTCTGCTGGAGGATGGCAGTTGGACGACATTCAAGGATGTGCAGTTGGGAGACCGACTGGCCTCTGCTGACACGCACCCTTCAACCGTCACGGGAATTTTCCCACAGGGTGAGCGGCAGGTTTACGCCGTGACATTCTCCGACGGTCGCGTGGTGGAATGCGCCGACGATCATTTGTGGGAAATCCATTGCAGCAAAATGGCCGGTGGATTTGGCGTCGTGGACACCGAGCGCCTGCGGGAAATGCTCGGGTGTGTGAGATACCAGAACCGCATCCATGTGCCTGGCATCAGCGGACATTTCGGGAAAAAAGTGGATCTCGGGATTAGTCCATGGCTGCTTGGTGCCCTGCTGGGTGATGGCTCCTTTCGTGGCAGCGTAAACATCAGCATGACAGAGCCATACATGCAGCAACGCGTCAAATCCGAACTTCCGGAAGGCGTTCACCTGCGGCACATCAATAAGGGGGATTATTCGCTGGTGGGCGGTAATGGGATCGTGACGAGCATCATACGCAATCTCGGGCTGATGGGGTGCCATTCTGAAACAAAATTCATCCCAGAAATCGTTTTTACCGCAGACCGGGAAACACGGCTGGCTCTGCTGTGCGGGCTGCTTGAAACGGATGGATGGCAGGAGGGGGGGAACTGCCTCCGCTACTCCAGCGCAAGCCAGGCGCTGGCAGATGGCATTCAGCGGCTTGTCCAGTCATTAGGGGGCGTTTGCCGCCGGACGGTGAAGGCTACGCCAAAATATAGGCATGCCGGTGAATTGCGAATGGGGCTGCCTGCGTATGTATGCGCAATTCGCTTGTCCGATGAACTGATGGCCCGCATCAAATCCCCTCGGGTTAAATTCAAATCTGGGGCGCGCGTGGTAAAAACCAGTGATCCGGTGATTTTGTCTGTCGAACCGATTGGACGCAAAGAATGCGTTTGCATCATGGTTTCACACCCTCGGCACCTGTATGCAACTGACGGCTACATTCTGACCCACAACACCACGTTTTACAGCCAACTGGCCATCAACTGCGCGCTGCAGGAAAACCTGCCAGCGGTCATGTTCAGTCTTGAAATGCCGGACAAGCAGATCTTCGAACGCATGGTAGGGCAATTGTCTGGCGTTAACACCGACATTTTCTACCGTGGCGCCGACGATGAGTCCGAGTTTTCCCACGCCAACGCCCGGGCATTGCAGATGGCTGAAAGCGGAAATTTCTTTATCGATGACACGCCGGGCATCTCGTTCCAGCACATCCAGTCAGAAGCCCGGCGCATTAAGCGCGAAAAGGGCCGAGTTGGGATGGTTCTGGTCGATTACCTGACGCTGATGACTGCTGAAAAAGCCGATCGTAACGACCTGGCCTATGGGCTGATCACCAAGGGGCTAAAGAACCTGGCGAAGGAACTGGATTGCGTTGTTGTCCTCCTGACGCAGTTAAACCGGGATCTGGAAAAACGCAACAACAAGCGCCCGCTGCCGAGTGATTCCCGCGATACCGGGCAAATCGAGCAGGACTGCGACTACTGGATTGGCATCTACCGTGGCGGTGCCTATGACGAAACCGCGAACCAGAGCGAAACGGAGTTGCTGTTACGCCTGAACCGGCACGGGCAAAGCGGCGTTATTCACTGCGAACAACGCAACGGATCAATCTACGACTGCGACCAGGAGACGGCACGCCGCCGCACCCAGGAACGCGAAGAAAAACCGAATAAACGAGGTGGTTTCTGATGAAACAGGTAACGATGGAAAGTATCCGCCAGCGCATAGCTGATTTGGAACTTGCTGATAACACATTTGGCCTTGGGCTAAACACTGAGTTTGAACTTGCCTGCCTGCGCGAGCTGGCAGCAGTGACTGAGCAGCGCGACGCGTTGGTGGTGGAGATGAAATCGGCATTTGAGAAACCTCAAGCGTATCTGACGTGGCACGCCATCCCGCCAACATGGGAAGACCCGCTTCCGTGCGGTGAATATCTTGATGTTCACGATACTGACGGCCACAAAAATAGCGATGGCACAGACTGCTGGCCTGTTTATGCCAAACCGGAAACCCCCGCCACCGACGTCGCAATCGCAGCCCTGCGAGCAGAAGGGGTGGAGATGTTTGCCTCTGACATTGGTCTCGTATATCAGCAACTGCGGAAGGGTTCTCTGCCAGCAAAAGCCCTTAAGGATGTAGTTATGCGTGCCACATCATTCGCCCGCCAGCTTCGCGAGAGCAAAGGAGCTAACCATGAATAACAAAATTACAGCACTGCCAGTTGAACGTGACCAATACGGCTACTGGACTCACCCGGAGTACGAAAAGTTTTGCGATGGTCGTGAGCACATTTCAACGGATGAATTTAATGACTGGATGAAAGCTAACGGTCTTACCTGGAAGATTGTTTACCGGGATGAGGGTGACTTCGATCCTAATGTAGATGGCTACGATATCTCATCATGGCAACCTGAATCACCTGATGGTGATGGCTGGTTCGTTGGTTCTATTCACGATATTGAAGATGGCGCGGTCTGCGTCTGGTTGCGCGCAGTCGAGAGCAAAGGAGCGCAGTCATGAACGATAAAAACCAAAAAACGGTCATGGTTAAGCGTTTCCGTTACTTGCTGGACTGGTTCACTGTTGATGACGTTGAGTGCGGAGTCGGAAATGGATTTTCGTATGAAATGCAATATCGCCTGGGTAGCTGGTATCTCTCAGGCGAATATTACGACTTTGACGAGCGCAAGTGGCGCAATGACTACACAAAGTCTTTTCAGCTTGAAGACCCAGTCAGCGCTGTAATTTCTCTGGGCGTCAATCTTCGGTCATTCAGCGTAATGCATAACGCTGTGCTTTCAGAGGTGGTTAAGCAGCTTATGCAAAAAGTTGAAGCTAAACGGGGGTGTGCAGCATGACCAACGAACAGATTCAGGCACTCAAAGCGGCCGACCCCAAACGCATTGCCGCCTGCGTAAAGGCGTGCGAGGGAATTAGCACTGAGAACCTCACCAATAACGTACCACTAAAACAGGGTTTAGCTGGACTTAACAAACGTATTCGCGATGCAGAAACTCAACGCGACGAACTGCTGGCAGAGCATGACGCTGATAAGGCGCTGATTGCGTCGCAGGCGAAGCGGATTGCTGAATTGGAGTCACAAAGACAACTGGCTTTTATGGCATGCAATCGCTGGGCTGACAAATTCAGAGAAGCAGAAGCAAAACTGGGGTCCCGCACGCTCACCGTTAAGTTGCCGGAAAGCATTCCATGCCCTACCGCGCCGGAAATAATCTGGCTTCAAACCAATGGTGATGACTCAGACGAATCGAAGTGGCCTGAGTCTGATGATGATGTTTCCTGGTTCCGCGAGAAAATATTCACCAATGACACGCTTTACGTCCGTGCAGACTTGGCCGCCGCTGGCATCAATTTAGTCGTGGAGGAGTGAAGATGCATTTATCTCCACTATCTACGTTTCGGTGCCTTTTCTCTGGTCACAAATTCGAAACGCTATTAATCAGGTGTAATGGGTCGCATTTTATTTGTGCTCAATGTGGCATGGAAATATGGCGTCCAGTGTTACCGAATGATGGTGATGTTATTCAAACAATCAAACGGGAGGCCGTATGACCACACAATTACCGATACCGAAAGAGCGACTGGCTTTTGAGAAGTGGTATGCAACTCGCCCCCTTCCCGGCTCCGATAAAAAACAACAGTTCAACGGCTGGATAAAAGCGCTGGAGGGAAAATTATGACCACTCAATATACGCTGGAAGACCTGCGTGAAATAGCATATCGCGGCAGTTATGACGATATGCAGCGCAGTCTGGCCCGCGCACTCCTGGCGGCATACGAGCAAGAGCCGTCAGGATATCTGTACCGATTTAAAAGAGAAGTAGCCCCAACGCATTGGAATTACGCTGCGGTACTTCCTGAGCATATAATGCCTGACAATAACTACGAAATAAGGCCTCAATTTGATACCCACCCCGCGCCATCAATCCCGGCACAGCAGGGCGATTTCGACTTTGAGCGCTACAACGATATCGTCTGGCTTGATGCTGTCGCCAGCCAGCCTGCGGTTCATGGGGTAACGGCTGCAACGGTCGCAACGCTGGCTATTGAACTGAACAGGCGTCTTGATGCAGCGGTACTATCAATCCCTGCGGTGCCGGAAAACCCACCGTTTGCGGTTATGCAGAGGGCACTTGATGCGTTTTATGCGGAGAGCGACGAAGTGCCAGAGAATCAGATGCTGGCAGCATATCGCGTATTCCACTCCGCCATGCTCAACGGGGGTAAATCGTGA